GTGTTCGGTACGCTACCAAAGTTCCAGTAGTTTCAATATGCGCGGACTTTACGTCTGTCTGCATCATAATCAATATCCTTTAAAAAAGGGGCCGAAGCCCCTTGGGTTGATTAAGCAATACGAGAGAAGACGTATGCAGTAGCGCTAGAGAACACGATGCGGAAGCAGCCAATACCCGTTACGCCAGAAGGCACTGTCAACAGACCTGCGCCAGCGCCAGAACCAGCGGCAGCGGCAGCGGACAAAATACCGTTTGTAGCTACAGCAACAGTCACAGTTGATGCGCCAGCGGTGTTGTCAACGTACAAATCCAGCGTAGTGCCGCGAGTTGCGCCCAAGGCTGCGCCAAGCAAAGTGCCAGTAGGCAAAGTGATGGTGACTGTTCCAACAGAAGTAGAAGTGAGGTAGCCTGTGGCAACTTCTGCTGCGGTGGCCGTGGCCGTTGCGTTAATTGCAGCGGTGCTTGGATGATTCTGGTCAGTAAAAACCAGATTCGTAGTAGTCAGGTTGGTGACGCTAGAAGTAACGCCGAGAGTGGCGGTTACGGTAACTGCGCCAGTATTTGCGTCAACGGAGATGGATTGAAAACCATTTTGCGAACGTACTGGGCCGCTAAACGTGGTATTTGCCATGATTTTTCCTTACATACAAGTGAAGTGCATTAGTCTGTATGTCGTCAGCCGGGGCTGTCTAATGCACCGGAAAGCCCGGAGTAAAAGCAATATACACCAAAAGAAAAGGGGGCACAAGCCCCCTTTTCAATTAAGCACCGGAAGAACCGAACATGCCCAATGGGTCAGACCAGCCGAAGCTGTAACGCTCACGGGACTTGTAGCGGACGTTGCCCGTATCAAAATCACCATCCATTGACTGAGCCAGTGGCGAACGCACAAAGTGCTTCATACCGTTGGGCACGTCAGTGCAGAGGAACCAAGCGTTCGTGTCTGTCAAGAAGTGGTTAATGGTATATCCACCGGGGATAGAACCATTGTTCTTCAACGCATTGATATCGTTGTCAGCAGTGCTGACGCGGAGTTCAGTCTCAAGCAAACGAGTTGCCGTGAACTGCAATGCAGGAGGAACCACCAGCTTGCTAGGTTTAGCAGCAATCAGCAGGCCGCGCTCATCTGTCCACAAGCTGATTTGAATCACAGCGTTTTCCAACGATGTTTCATTCAAGTCAGCAGGGGTAGATGGAACGTTGCTGTTAGTACCACCAGACACCAACGGGTGTGATGCGCTAAACAAAGCAACACCGTCACCACCAACATAGCTAGAGCTAAAGCCGTTGTTTAGAACAGCAGCAGCTTTTACTTGCTTGGTGTAAGCCATAGCACGAGCCAGAGCTTTGGTGTAACGAGCAGACAGGCTGTCGTACAAGTTGTCTTCGATGGCCTCTTCGGTCAGCGAGAAACCCAAAGCGATGGTTTCGTGGTTGTATCGGGCAGTCCATGCTTCCTGCGCATTGTCATAAGCAATGGCAGAACCCTCGTTTTTAACGGGGGCAGCAGAGAAACCAGACAGTTTCGTTTCTTCTTCAAAAGAACGCTCAGAGGTTTCGGTTTCATAAATCTCTTTATGTTCCTCACCATACTTGGCGTACTCCAGACCAAACAAAGCGTTCAGGCCGGGGAGAAGTTCTTTAAGTAGTTGTGCGCGTGAAATAGCCATGATTTAGCTCCTTATGCTGTTGCAGTTGCTGCGTAATACTCGTGCTGACCAAAATTCAGTTTGACCAGAATCTCTGGGAACTGATTAAAGACCAACGTTGAGCTTGCACCAAAAGCAGTGATGGGGGCAGCGTTCATCACAAACGAAGTTGCACCAGCACTAGCTGCTGTAATTACAAAGGAACCTGAAGCAATGTAATTGCCGTTAGAGTCCAATGAGCCTACATCAGTACCAACAGGCAACGCAAAGGGGAGTGCGCTACAAGTAACGGTGGCAGTTGAAATGCTTGTGTATGTGGCTTGACCGAGAGAGACTTCAGTGTCTGGATTCAAACCCAACACGCGCAAAGGCAGAGCATCTGTCGTTGCAGGCGTAGCGCTTGGAGCTAGAACCGCGTTCTTTGAATTGCCAGTTGCAGTGTTACCTGTGTTGTTGATCATAGCCACGTTTTGGCCAATCATTGCACGAGCACCAGAAGCAACAGCAGTAGTAGCCGAGCAAACAACAGCAGAAAACACAGTGTCAGGATCGTCACAAACGATAGCCACAGTGTCACCCGCAGCAGTATTTGCTGGGTAGTACTGAGAAAACGTTTTCTGTTTAGTCAGTGGGTTGGTATACGAGCATCCCAGAAAGATGCCAGCAACTGTACCCAGCGTACCAGTGCTTACAGAAATACGCTCTAAGTTACCGCGAACCAAGGCCACAAGATCACCATAGAAGATGTTCGTAGCGTAGTTGTTGATGATTGCGTATTCACGAGTAGAACCCGCAAATACTTGACCACCGATCAAGTTGATCGGCTTTAGGCCGTAGGGGGCCGAGACGATGGGATAAGCCATTTAAGACTCCTTTAAAATTTAAGTACCTCTACCAAAGCTGGACGAAGACTTACGCTCTTGGAAGAGCGGCATCCGCGCATCACTTTGACGCATGAAGCTATTGTCTACAGCATCTGTCTGAGATTGAGTAACTTTGGCAAAATGGGTATTTCGCTGTTGTACAAACTCAGTAGGTGTTTTGCAGAGCAATAACCCGCCGACCTCAATGTTGTCCTTAAAACGACTTTGGGGGTCAGCTAACAGTCTAAATTTCGGTTGCTCTTCAATGGCAACGGGTTCCCAACCTTCTCGGAGTTTGGCCGATAAATTACGGGGATCAGCATTGTTCATCGTAGAGACGCGAATCCAACGGTAGTTATATCCGGGCTGTTTGTCTGGCTCGGGTAACAGTTCAGGTTGCGACCACTGCTGGGGACGCTCTGATACCACTCGGGTTTCAATTTCGCGTGTGAGTTTGTTATCTCTAATATCAGCCATTACGGGCCTCCAATTCCAGTTGTGCTTTAACGTATTGCTCAGTGGTCAAGCCTAATTTTCGTGCTAGGTTAACTTGGCTTTGCTTTAGCCGCACTTTAATGGGCGCGGTGCTACGAACTGCCGGGGCAACGACTGTACTTGATCTTGTACGAGTACTTGGTCGATCTTGGTCTTCGAATTTCTCCGGAAACCTTTGACGAATTGTTTTGTCTAATTCGTTGTAATACTTTTCAGATCCAACTTCAACGCCATTAAACCTCAAGTCTTCATGTAGACCTAGAGCAAATGCCGTCATACTTCTGTCCTGACCAAACCAGCTATTTTGTTTTTGCCACGAAACAGCTTTTGGGTCTGGGTTAGGGGTTTGAACCTGTCTTTGTTCAGTTTGTACACTAGTTTCGTCATCCTGTAAAGCAGGCATACGAAAGTTCTGTGCCTGCATAGCCTTTAGATTGGCCTGCTGCAAGACTTGTTGCGTTTCAACAACCTGTTCAGAATCTCCCGATTCAAACGCTTCTTTATAGGCGCGTTTGGCATTTTTTAATTCTGATTCTGCTGAATGTTGAATTGCCGTAACGTATTCTTTTTCACCAATACTGAGAATGTTCTTAATTCTCTTGTTTTCTTGCAGCAAGTTTTGAGCAAAGTTAATAGCTTCTTGCTGTTCGCGTAGCGCGGTTTCTTTCTCGCGGCGTTCGTCGTGCCACACCTTGCGCATTTGTTTGAGTTTGGTCTTGACGTTATCGTCGTAACTATCAAGCTCATCTTTCTCAAGTTCTTCAACAAGAGACTGAGGTAGAGGTTGTCGTCCTCTGTCTTCCTTGGGAGCGTCGTCATCTATCTCAATCTCAATTTCTGGAGAGGCTTCCATTTCGTCGGGGAATTTGTATTCTGGATTATCTAAAGGCATCTTGTACTCCTTTTATTTACGTGTAATACCACGGGGATCATCGACTACTGCTTCAACCGAATCATCATTAATGATGCGGAATTCTCGCCCATGAATCACCAAACGTGAACCAGCGTATGGTCGAACGAGGATAAAGTCCCCCTTCTTACACCACGGGCCATTTGGAAATTTAATGGGGTCTTGATAAGAGTCTGGCCCCAAATCAACAACAAACAAGACCGTAGTTAGCGTCTCCTCATTGCGCATGGTTTCATCCGCTTTGATCAAACCTATTTCACTGTCCTCAAATTCTTTCTCGGCTTCTGGTATGGCGCAAAGAATTCGATAGCCTGATGGGCGGGGCAGTTGTTTACCTTTTTCCTCTGCGGTTGCAGCAAAGTTATAGGCTCCCACGATATGTGGATTGTCAGCGTTTGTGGCCAACAAAATTGAACTAGTCATCCATAGTCTCCATTCGATGTTTCAGGTCTAGGGTGTATCCCCGCATGATGAGTAGACCACGAACCTCACCACACAGTTTCTTGTACTCTTCAAAAGAATTAGCCTTGCCTTCAGCTAAAAAGTCTTTGAGTTGATCAATTTTTTCATCGGCTTGTTTAACGAGTATTTCAAAGTGATCCATCACTGACCTCCATTAGTGCGCTGGCGAATACGTTCTTGCATCATCCGTAACTGTTCTTCTTGACTCTTGTTAGAAAGTTGTTTGAGAACATCTACGCCAAGATTCATCATTTCGCTTTGTTTTTCATTCTGCATCTGCACTGATGTTTTAAGAAGATCCATTCGGATTTTTTTATCTTCCAATTCTTTTTTAATCTGCATACGTTTTTGTTCCGTATCTTGTTGAGACAGAATACGCTCTCTCTCAAGCTGCTGTTGTGATGCCTTGAGTGTATTGTCGGCTTGGTCTTTTGCTGCTTTCCTTTGGATATCTTGTCCTTTGAGTTGCAGTTCTTGCTGCTGCAATTGAACGAGAGGATCTTGAGCTTGTTTCTGAGCCTGCGCCTGTTGTGCTTCTCCTTGATTTTTCTGGAGTAACTGTTGTGCAGCTTGTGCCAGCATGGGTGCTAGACGCGCTTCAACTGTTGGATCCATTGGAGTTTCTTCTCCAGACTCATCCGTCTGAGGAGGTAGCGGCATTCCCAACTGCTCTTCAATCTGCCTGCGATATTCAAAACCTAAATGCTCGTTGACGTGAGCCATCATGCTTGCTTGCATTTGCTGAGCCATTGGATTTGTTTGCAACAGAGCCATGATCTTTGGGTCTTGCATGGCCGACATGTGAACAACAATATGCGATTTGTGGTCTTGCAAAGTAAATGCTTGAACTGGTTTACCTTTTAGAATATTTTGATTCTCAGTAACAGGGTCAGTGGGCTTCTGGTCGTCGTCCATTGGAACGAGCTTGTTAGCATCTTTGATACCCAGTACCTCCAACATCTGACGGTGCAAAAGCGGTAAGTTGTACAACTGAGGCGCACCTTGGGCCAACTGAAGAACGGCTTGATATTGAACAATCTTCTGCGCCATTGTGCTGGCGTTAGGATCACTGACAGGAATCACGTCTACATCGTCATAGTCGGAGCGTTTGGCTTTGCGACTACCTTCGCTTGGCTGGTAGGCGTAGTCTTCTGGTGTGTACTGAGCAATGATATTTTTTAAGAGTCCCAACTCTTGCTTCATCGAGTAATGAACACGCGCCTGAATAGCCGACATGTTCTTGAGCGTTCTTTCAAGAATCGCCAAGGTAGTACCTACAGGCGCTTGAGCACTCATGTCACTCAGGGTTAAGTCAGCCGTGTTAGCAAAACGCCTACCTTCTTCGACAATCTGCCCCAGCAGAGTCATCAGCGTCTGGCTGGGTTCCTTGTATGGAAGAGGTAGTAAGTTGTCTTTAAGAGTGCCGCTGGCTACGTCTGCATCTCGCCATTCGCCCGGAGCAATGGGTGTATCGTCCCCCTTAATTCGCATGCCTCGTGTTTTAAATCCACCGGGCAGGTTACTCAGCGTACCAGCATCAACAAGCTGACGAATAAGAGAAGTGCCTGACTTAGCAAAAGCCCCAATGAGGTGGATGAGGCCAAAACAGTAGAAACCAAAGCCCGGAATATATCCATAGTGGACAAAGTGTTGTCGTCTTTCGTGAGTCTCATCATCAGGCTCCCAGTTACGGCGAACAGCTAGAACTTTACTTGACCCTTTCTCAAGAGTCACTACATACGGCAGAGCGATACCCGTCTTCTCGCCCTTTTTATCCGTGTGTTCGTAGCCTTTAAGGTCAAGGTCTACATTCATCTCCAAGAGTTTGAAGCGGTTGTCGGCGGTGGCCCGAAAGCCCATCTTCTCGGCAATCTTCTTCTCAACCTCATCCAAAGTGTTTTCTGGTGTGCCTAGATCAATGTCAACGTAGAACCCTGCCACCTGCAACTTACGCAGTTCGTTCTCGGTTTTACGCATCACGTGCGTAACCCGTGGGGAAGACTCTAAGTTACTTGCTCCATATGGAACAACCAAGTCTTCGGCGGGAACAAAGAGCGACACCTGTCGATCCAGCCCCGGATCGAAATACACCTTCTTGAACGCATTGCCCGACAGCCCCATGCCCCACAACATTCTTTCATGCTCTGGCCTGTATTCCTTCATTACGTCCGTCAACTGATAGTTCATATCGGCAGCGACTCGTGCCGCCGATTCTTTTTTAGCCGGGGTTTCTTTGCCAATGATCTGAGTCTTGACTGGCCCCGCTGCGGGAAACGTAGCCATCATGGTTTCTGATTGAAACTTCACCAGAGCTTCGGATAGCATGGGGTGGAATACTCCACACGCTCCTTCCCACGGCTCGGTTCTTTCCTCAATCTTCATTCCAAGAAGCTCAAGGCCATCGACGTAGGTCTGCATCCAGTCTTTTCGACTTGCAATATCTTCATCGTAATCACTGATCAACTCTTCAGCCAGACGCTGAAGTTCTTCTTCATCAAGGACTTCGGCCAAGTTTTCATTGAAGTCATCTTCTTCGTCTGGTTCAATGACAATCTGCATCCCATCCACACTGATGGTGACGGATTCAGGATCTTCAATTTCAATCTCAACGGGAGGACTTTGATCCATTGCCTCAAGCTCATCTAATCCTTGAGGCGCTGCGTAAAGTGACTTTTCAATAGCCATAATTTATCCTTTTAAATCTAAGCAAAGTTCATCAAACGTCAGCCCACTGTCTTTGTCCGTGAATTCCAGACTGAACAGATATCGAGGCTGGGTGGTGTTGAGTACCATGTGGGGTTTCTGGGTGTTGAAAACGTAGTATGTACCGGGTTGGTACTTCAACTCTTTAGTCGTAAAAACTAAACCCGGTTTTTCATCTTCTATGAATAAGCAACGGCTCTTATTATCATCTGCCAGCAACATGTTCAGACCAACTTTTCGGTCTGTATCGACGTGCCAGTTGTAGCAGGTATTGGGTGGCATCCTCAAAATTCCTGCGTAAAAAGCTCGTTTTTTAGCCAGATAGGATAAGAAAGAATCTTGCAGAAGTAAGTTGGGATGTACTGGGATGGCATCAAAGTTATAGTACTTCACCCACGACTCGGGGGTCGTACTCAGGGCGTAGTTAAGCAGGTCTTTGGCAGCCAAAGAACCCACTGACACCGTTTCGTAGAAGCCGTTATTCATTAGTAGTACGCCATCTTCTTTCGATACTCTTTCGGTTCGTCTTCCTGATCAGATGCAAGTTGGATAAATCCACCCCTCCGATATCTTAGTAAGGCTTGGCTCATGGAGTCAACCAAGTCATCATGTTCGCCAGACGGGAAACTTGCAACCTCTTCAATTAGCTCTTCAGCCCAGTGTGTATTGGGAACCCATACGTGTCCAGAGGCAAAGAGATCCGATACGGCGTTCAACCGTGCTATTTTGTCATTGCCTTTGGTCGGCGTAAAGTCTTGAACCGGGATTCCCATAGCCCTAAGTTCAAAAATCAACGGTGATCCAGCGGCTTTCGCTTCAACAATCAACGAATCTACTTCCCATGCTTTGAATTCTTCAAAGGCTCTTTGCTTTAATTCGGGAAATTCCATTCGTTTTTTAAAAGCATTCAACAAGATGATGTTTGGCCGATTTACACCGTTGTCATCGTCTCTGTAGAACACGCCCCATGTCGTACAGGCCGAATAGTCTGCTCGTTCAGTCTTCAAAAAGGCGGTATCCCATGATTGGATGATAAATTCACAGCTAGGCGGGGTGTCTTTTTCCCAAATCTTCCACCATTCCCGTTTAATAATGGCACTGACTTCAGATGTTGGCTGCTGCATGTACTGAGCCTGCCACTTACTTGAGGGTAACTCTGATCTCAGAGCCTCAAGCTCTTTAATATCCCAAAATTCAGGCCACATTGCATTACCGGACGGTAATATTGCAGGAAATTCAATGACTTCCCACTCTTCGCCAGATCTCTGAGCAGCAGCTTTAAGTACTTGACCAGTCAAATCTCGCTTAGACCAGCGAGTATTGTGGCTCACAATCCCATTGGCAATAAAATTTTCCGTTCTGTTGATTTCTACGTCAAAAACTTCCTCTTGGCCGTCTTCAACAATGTCAACAATTTCATCTACTGTGAAGTCTGAGATACGATGCAGCTCGTTCAAGTACGCTTGAAGTCTTTCCGTAACCAACGGCAAGGTTGCAGTCGTTGCAGAGCAAGCCTCTGACAATTCCTGTGTTGTGGCAGTGGTCGATGCATAACTTTGCATTCCAGTGCGCTCTTGTATTTTGCTCAGAAGGCTCTTCGCCGCATACATCACATCTATTTCCACGCTCTTCAACCATTTTTGCGTAGGTTTCAGCCGTAATTCCGTATCGATGCTTGATGCGTGAAGCCCGTCGCTGTTCTGCTGTTCTCTCTGGAGGTGTGTATTGCTCCCTGTAGCAGGTAGAGCACATTCCTTTGCAATGAATTGGCTGGCCACAGTCACATTTTTTTCCAACCCACATTCCATGACTACCAATTGGCCTGCGTGGTGCATCGGGGTTTTTCCGATGGTAACTGTCGTTGGCTTGGCATGGCCCACATTTTCCGGGTTTTGTTTTTGCTCTTGCAGATCTATTGCATCCTTCAACGATACAAGTAAATCTCCCAAACGCAACTGACTCAATCTTGTCCATTCCAGCACTCCTTCATTCATTACAAGAAACGGATGCCTCTTGTTTGCACGAAGAATTATGCCAGATTGTGTTCGTATCTTGTATATGGAGTCAACGCCACTTGACCGCCAATTGTTAACTTTGCTTTTTGATAGCTTTCCGTTTTCAAACGTGGAAACATAATCTCCAACTTTGAGGTCTTTGAGTTGCTGTGTTGTTCTATCTGCCATCAATACATTGGTATCTCCGGTCATACACATGACCATCACAATAGATCCACCGGGCTGTAAACGCTGTCTAGGGCCAGATGTATACCATTCATACACCTTATCAAAGATTGACGGGTCGTTTTCTGCCAATTTAGCCTCTTGCTCAGAATGCGGATCATCAATAATTAAAAGATCAGCACCCTTACCAGTGACAGTTCCATCGACTCCAATAGCAAAATACTCCCCAGACATATTCGTAGCCCACCGTCCAGCCGCTTTACTGTCGTGTCTCAAACTAACATTCGGGAATACCTTCGGAAAGACATCTCCATCAACCAAGTTCCTGACCTTACGGCCAAATCCAACTGCAAGTTCAGACGTATTAGACGATTGAATAATCTTTTTTTCTGGAAACTGACCCAAGAACCAAGCGGGTAACAGATAAGAAGCAAATTCAGACTTCGTATGCCGTGGCGGCATATTTATGATCAGTCTCTTCAACTCCCCCTTGGCAACTCTCTCAAATGCTTTAGCCATGATTGCATGATGTTTCCCACCAATAAAGTTCGGCCACATCACCTTCACAAAAGCCATAAAGTCCTTCTGAGCTTTTTCTCTCTTCAAAGACTCAAGGTAATCGGCCATCATCATATGCAAGTGCTCTCCTTGCCCAGCCATCCCATCAATGACCTTCATCAATTTATCTTCAGGCAAAGCCTTCAACAAACTCATCAACTCATCATCGGTGACTTCGTTCATACGATATCCCGTACCTTCAAATTAGCCGGACGAATAGACCGAGCGTGATTCTTTAGACCTTTGCATATCCCAAGATCCACCAACGCCCACATCTTCCGGTGAACATTCCCACGTCCAGTCTCGCCAGTCATAGTCATGACATCATCTACCGATGGGCCGAATCCATATCGCTTCCACCACTCATCAATAACCAAGAAGATCTCACGTTGCGCTGGTGTCATAATTTTTCCCAAAAATATACCCCCCCTACTTTGTCCCGATTATATACCCGGTGGTCATCCTATAAATCCATCTCACTGTTACTGCCATATTTTCATATACCCCTACCTATGGTATAGGTAGAAACTCTCATCACTGTAACACCTGTTACTCTACATAGGGTAAACCCTTAGTACTGTAACACCTGTTACTCTACTAGTGGAAAACCC